TGAATATTTACAACGTTTGCTTGATTTGTTCCGCCATAACCACTCCTAGAAGCAAAACCACGACCATTAATAACCCCTAAACTTGTAACTGCTACATTTGCATCCCCTAATGTTATCGAGCCATTACCGTTTGCAGTGAAAGTGGTTTTTATATTGCCATTACCTCCTGTTTCTATTAGGAAATTGTAATTAGTATCATTTGACTGGCTTAATCTGCAATCGTAATCAACAGAACTTCTCTTGAAATCAATATGAGAGGTAGCACCATCTGACTGTATTTCTATTGAGCCTGTAGGTGCAACGGTAACAAAAGAATCAGAAGCACCAACTACTACTACTCCGTCTTGTTGTATATGCATCCTTGTTGATGCTGTCCCACCATTAGGAGCCGTTGCAAAATTTAATTGTGTACCTCTTGACCCATCGCTCCAATCTTGAGTGCATGTGGCAAAAATTTCAGCCCCTATTTGACTGCTAGCTTGATCAGATCCCATGAACTGTACTGCTCCAAGCTCATCGCCCGAATGAACACCATTAGCAGCGTTATCAAATTGACCAAAATTAGCAACAGAACGCGCTCTAAATAAAATGAGTTTTGAGCCATAACTTGCGTCCGCGTCATTCCATCGACCAGCAGCAATGGTAGATTCATCGGCTGCATCACCTGACGTTTGAATATATGATTTTGATCCGTCAAAATTTATAAAGCTTGTCGATTGTCCTACTAAAAGCCCTGTTGTAGCTCTTGCCTCTCCTTGCACATGTAAGGCATGAGTTGGGTTTTCGTCGGAGCCAATACCAAAATATCCTGTATTACCATGAATAATTGATCTTAAAGAACCGCCTACAATAAATTTCATTCGACCGTGAGGCGTTCCATCGTCTGCATCGACAATAAATCGACCTAATACATCACCTGTTGGGACGGCCCCTGTATCAAGGGTTGCAAATTCAAGACCTCCTACTATCTGATCAGCAGTAGTGGATGTATCAGTATCAGTAAAACGAATTAAATTACCTGTATAGGTACTATTATGTGCCCTTATGTCGATGCAATATTCATTATGATTACCATCATTCTTGACAGGGGAAAATTGCCAATGACCCCAGTTATCAGCCTGAGCAAAAATTCTTGTTGAAGTTGAACCTATTGCAGTATTGTATAAACCCATACGGGTGGGAACTGAGCCTGTAGCTATTGGAACGCTTACACCTGAGAAGTCTGTAGCAGCATCGACCTCAACAAGTATTTGAAAAGTTGAAGTATACAAGTCCGTTCCATCAGACCCATAAAACATAATTCGACCTATATTATCACCATTTAATAAGGCTGTTTGTGTTCCGATTGCTCCCCTAGATTTACCGAATCTAAGTTGTGGGCCACTTGTGTTAGCACTCCAACGACTTATATTAATTCCTGCTTGAGTACTGGTTCCAAAGACCTGTAAGTTTGCGGTATGTGTACCTACTTGTAACTTAGTAGTGTGACCAAGTAATAAATGTCTATCAGTTGTAAATATGCCACTAGCAGTTGATGTAGAACCTGAATGGAAATGCAATTCATCTCCTACTGATTTTAATCGGACATGTTGATCTCCTGTTGTTGCTGCATCTTTAAGATAAATATTTGCGCTTGCTCCTGTACTTACAAACTGAGCAACATTTTGCGTTGCCCCAGAGTTAACGTGCAAATGATATGAAGGAGCCGCACCAACATTTGCCCCTATTCCAAGCTTTCCCGCTTCATCAAAACATCCAATAGTTCTTAAAGTTTCTGAACCGTCAGCCGTCGTTTGAAATTCTATTCTTGTTGGGTTATCGCCTGCTGAATGAGTGCCATCGGCATCAAACATAATAGCTGCTAAAGCAATGTAATTATTGCTAGTCGTGTCATTTCCGTATGCTCGTATCTGACCTAAAGGATTCCCAGAAATAACACTGGTATCACTTCTAATTAATGCAAGAGTAGGCCCGCTTGTGTGATGAATTTGAAAGTTAGCAGTACTATCATTTGTGACTAATGCAGTCGTTCCTCTATGTAAAATATTGGCAGTAATACCCCAACGAACAGCAGAGTCAGAGCAAAGTCCTAAGACATTATTTGAAGGTTCATTAATTCCGTTTGCAGGGACAGTTGTAGCCGTCGTATGAAAATAACCCGCTTCACATTCCCCAGATACATCAATACTTGCCCCAGTAATATCACCCGTAACCGTTAAATTATCGCTAATAGTTACCGCTTCAGGCAGATTAATGGTTAAATTTTCCCATCCATTATTAGCTGCATTTCTACGTTCAAATTTATTATCAGTTGTATTAAAACGGACTGCCCTAGCGGGCCAATTGGACATACTACTTACAGCATCATTTGCAAATAACGCCGCTGTTTCTACGTCCCTTGCCTTTAATCCATCAAGGAAACTTGTATATGTAGAAGTAAGAGCTGGAGTATTCCAATCAGACATGTCTTAAAACTTTTTTACTATCTTACCTTTAATCCATCTTAAGAGCATTAAGTACCTCTTGCCTGCCAAGTAAATGGCCCTTTAACTGGTTGACCGTCAGATGGATCGTACATGAAGACTGTAAAATCATCTAACTGACCTTCTGATGGATCGGGCTGATCATCAAAGCTTGTTAAACAAATAGGAGCTGTTACGACGTTGCCATTATCTAAACGCTTAAAGGTTCCGTGAGCATTTGCATTAGCCGAAACTCCGTTAATATCAACAAATGTTCTTGTGAAGTCAACAGGCGCACCATTAGGATTCAACGTCACATTTCCTGTATTACTTGCACTAGAAGCCGCTACAACTGTAAAAGAATTAGCATTAGGAACTGTTGCAACTTCAAATGTTCCATCAGTTGCCGATCCACTTGTGAAATCTAAAGTCACATGATTCCCTGCCGTTAATCCATGCGCTGTTTGAGTAATAGTAATATTAACGCCCGTTTGTGAATACGTTCCAGTGCCTAATGCTATATATCCACTTCCAGCATCGTTCTTACTCTTCATTGCTAATTTCAATAAAATATTTGAAACTTCTAAGATGTCATTACCACCTGATGAAGCAAAATCATAAGTAAAACGTACATATCTGAAGTTAGTTGCATAAACACTTGATTTTCCCGCGTGAACTGTCCAAGAATCTGAACTTGTTTTTCTAAATTCTATCTTTGGAGTTTTTGTTGTTGACCCTACTTCTGTGCCATAAGAGGGTGTTAATTGGATCTTAGTACCAGCTAAAACCGTTCCATAGTCAAATGTTTCTTGATATTGTCCTGTTGTTTGACTAGGCATTAACCAGCGATCTTTTCCGTCGTCAATTTGAGCCTGAGGAGTGGCATAACTGTTATTAACAAAATGCTCTTGAATTGTTTCGGTTGTATTTAAACAAACATATAAATTATTATCAGAAGAACTTAAATAAGCATTTGTCTTTGTGCCTGAAAAGTCTGTATTATATCTTCTTTTTAATTGATAATCTGGAGGTTCATCAACTGTAGCTGTAATGCTTCCTTCAACTCCACGAACCCCACTTGAATCAAACGCCGCAACGTAATATTTATAATCATCGTTTTCATCTTCAAAAATAACAGAAAATAAACCTTGTACTTTTCCTATTGTTGTTGAATTATCAAAAGTTTGACTAGTTGTTGTTTTTCTTATTTCATAACGCCTTAAAGGTAAATCTGTTTCTGAATCTGTCCATTTTAAAAGAACATTATTGTCAATAACTTCAGCCGAAACTGTTGGCGTTGATGGACGATTAATTGTTATATCAACGTATGTAGTAGCACCCCAATTATTTTTCTGATCTCTTGCCCTTAACCAATAACGCCAATTTGTCGCAGTAGTAGTATTTCCACTTCTTACCGCTTTTTCAGTAAATGTTGTACCTTGGATATTTCCTCTGTCCGTAGCTTGGTCAAATGTCTGACTCTGTAAGCCTCTTTTTATTTTGTAGAATTTAGTAGGCAAACTGAAACCACCTGTATTATTTGTGTCTTGGCTTAGCTCATCCCAAGTCAAAACGATTCCATCGTCATCTAAAACAAGTGCTCCTCCACTTACCGCCGCTGGATTATTAATTGTAACCGTAACAGTGCTTGAAAAACCTTCGTTTTCGTTAGCATCTAAAGCCGCAATCCTAAAAACTCTTGCGCCCGTCCATGTTGCTTCCACCCTATAATCTGTTGCTTTAATATCACCAACTGAAACAGCCCCATCCGTCCACGATGTCCCGCCGTATTTAATTCGATAGGCTCTAACTTTTGTACTTGGACTATTAGAAATACTCCATTTTAAATCAACAAAAGTTTCTTCTATTGATGGTGTACTAATTGATATTGTGGCACTTGTATTCGTAACTGTTAACCAGCTAGTCCAAGAACTATATTGATTAGCTATATCTTTTGCTCTTACCCTATATCTTTGATTGCCTGTAAAAGTAAGAGGCACTGTGTACTCGTCAGTATCAATATTGAACGAACTGCCGCCTTCTACTTCTATTTGATAATGTTTTAAATTGTACGAGGTGACAGTTGGCGCGGTCCAAGTTACGACAACTGCATCACCTTGAATTGATCCCGCCAAGTTTGTCGGTACACTTGGAGCTGAAATTGTAGCTGTAACACTATCAGCCAAATCTGAATATCTACCCCCGTCATCTCTTGCTTTGATGTAATACGTTTGAGAACTTGTAATTAATTCACCTAAAACATGATCAGGAGCTTGCTCCCTTGTTACAAAAGTAGATGAATCTTTAGAACCAAAATTATTAGCATTACTTTTATGTATTTCATAATATGCAATATCTAAATCTTTATAAATTACATCAGGGTTTGTACCATCAAAACTGTCAGGATTTGGCTCGTTTTCTGTCCATGTAAGTATTGGCCCTGTAGCTGGATCAACAGTTACCGCAAGACCAGAAACATTATTAGGAGGATCAGATTTGCCTGCACAAGTATGACTAACACTTATAGAAATTGACCTCTTTCCACCACCTGAAACAGCTCTAATTTTAAAATCAAAAGTATCTCCTGCTTTTACATTTAACACTTCAAAGTCAAGTCCATTAACCGTAACTTCTTGCCAATTAGCACTATTTACTCTATACCTTAATAAATAGCTTGTAACTGCTCTTACCTCGCTCCATTCAACTTTAATCTTTGACCTGATGCGTCCTTTATTTGTTTTCTGTTGATCTGTATCTGTTAATGAATTTGTATTTAGTATTTCTTTGTATAAACGCTCTGTAATTGTTGCCGTTTCTGGTCGTTGTGGTTTTTCGTTTAAATCAGTTGCATCTCTATAAGTAACATCGGTCCCTGCCTCTACATGAGCATAAGCACTAGGGTTATATTCAAGAGCTGTAATTTTAAATTCTGTCCCGCTATTTTCTTCTCCAACTGAAATAACACGCCATAAAGTTTGTTGTAAGTTTTCAGCAGAATTACCGCCTGAAGATTCTAAAATCCAAGGAGCATTAACATTCGGGAGTGTATCCGTTCCACCTACTTGAAAATTACCAGAAATATTAATTTGAGCATAAGAAGTTGGGTATGCAACCCAATCAACAGTATTAGAATCAACAGACCCATCAGGCATTAAAACATGTAAGGTTCTTGTAAATGGACATGTATAAGTGACATTTCCTGAGTTAGTACCAGACGAGCCATAATCAACAGCAAAAGTCGTATTAGTAGGAGCTGGACTTGATAAGATTGTGAAAGTATTATCAACCGCACTTCCTGACGTAAAATCAAGAGTTATTCTTGAGCCCGCTTCATAATGATGATGAATAGAAGATGTAACCGTAATCGTTGTGTCTGATTGAGCATAAGTCCCTGTTCCTGTTGTTCTTCCATATGGTAAATCTGCTGATGTTTCATCAATAGTTAATGTGTTTGCTGTTGTTGCTCTAACCCTTCCACCTCTTCTTTGACCTGCAATTGTTTTATCAGAAATGCCTATTACTGCTCCAGGTCTAACAACTACGCCTGCATCAATTGAAGTTTTAAAAGTAACTGTTTGAGTTAAATTATTTTCACTAAATCGAATCCAACGGGCTAATCTTGATGCTTGACCTGACGAGGTACATCCAAAAGCTTGAACCTCTTTTTTATTAATTCCGTACTTACTGATCCAAGAATCTGACGAAATATCTGAATTAATAGGATCTTGAACATAATCGATCTTTTTCTTTTCGTTTGAAAAATATTTAACAACAACTAAAGTAGCTCTACTTTTTATGTCTGAGCCTTCGTAAACAAAGCCACCTTCTAATACATTGGAATTGTTAAAGATGTAACTTACATCAGTAGGTTTATCAATGCTAAGTGTTAAGCCTCCTGCACTCCAGTAAGGCATTGCTCGCATTGTGGAGCAAATAGAATTAACTAAATCAAAGGCAGGAACAGCCGCATTAATTAACCCGTTAAATGCAAACCTTGGTTCGTTTCCTTGCCTGACAATTGCACAAGTTCCTCCAATACTTTGAAAAGTTACGTCTCCAGATGTAGGGGAACTTGCATTCTCTCTTGCATTGACAGTAAAACTATTTGCATTAGGAACGGTTAAAATTATAAATGTTCCATTCTTTGCGTTACCACTTGTAAAGTTAAGTTTTATTCGACAATCAACAGAATATCCATGACCTGTTTTTGTTACTGTAATAGTTCCACCTGATTGAGAGTAAGTTGCGCCAGCAATAGCACTTGGTGTAGTCGCTACTTGTAAACAATAAAAAGATTGTCTTGATCCTCTAGTATCTATTTTATAGGTTTGATTTGCTGGTAAGGAACTAACTTGACCTGTTGAAAAAGTAATATTTACAAAATCATTCGACTGTAATTTATGCTTTAAATCTCCACCTGTAATTATAACTCTAACCGATTTTCGTCCTGCAATTTGATACCAAACAGCAGCAGGTGTTGTGCCTGCATCACGACGATTAGAAACTAATTCATTAGCATAAGTACTAGCACTATAAAAAGAATATTTATCTAAATTTGAGGCATTTCCATTGAAATTTGCTTTCTCGGCAGCCGTTAATATTTCATCTCCACTTCCGTATCTTTGGGACGTTAAAAGGTCATAGAGTATCCAAGAAGGACATGTTGTGTAAGCCGTAATAAACGTTCCATCCCATGAGCCTGAGTAATTTAATCTCCCCGCTAATTGACCACTTGCAACTGGATTACTATTGGAAGGAACTCTACATTTTACCCCTCTTAACATATAAGAACGTCTTGGGATTCCTTGAAAATCTTCGCTTGACGCTTTTAAACCAACTAAAGCAGTATTGTTATATGTCAAGTCTTGATCAATTATCCTTGTATAAGAAAACCAACTAAAAGCATTAATATTTTTTGATCCTCCATCTTCATTATGTCTAGTTACTCTGATTTGAAATTGACTTGAATAATTTTCTAAATTAAAACGATAAGTTTTTTGATATAAATCTCCTGACCTACCTTCTACTAAATTATTAACAACATAAGTATCATCACCAGCAATCGCAGGAAAGGACGCCCCATCATAAGCAACTTGTATTACGACCCGAACTTTTGAGCCTTTAATATCTCCATCATCCTCGTAAAGTTGGAATTGAGGAAAACTTATTGTTACTGCTGCTTCGTCAATGCCTGTGGTTGTATCTGTTTTAGTTATTGGATTCCCATAAGTAACAAGATCACCTACGCCAATTTCTGTTCTTACATCAGCAAAACCACGAATTACTGATTGAGTTCCTAAACCTTGACGAAAGCCTAATGAAATATCTTGGTAATTGTAGTCTTCCTCTTCTGGGCTAATGGGGTCAGCAGTTGCTTGAACAATAGGAGTATCATCTAAATAAATATCTTGTAAAGCTGCTTTATTGTAATTAGTTGTTCCTGCCGCATAGTTGTTATCTCTAGGTGTTGGAAAACCTTCAATCACACCCTCTGAAAGAACATCTAATATTTGAACTGTGGCTAAACTATCGAGTGAATCAGGCTCAGTCGTAGGAGTTCCACCGCCTTTTCCACCGCCCTTTTGACCTGAAATTAAAAAATCAGATTCTTTCATCTTCAGTAACCGAACAGTACTCTAATATTAGAACTAGATGACGAACCATTAGATTCATCGGTTTCTACCTCTTCAACATGAATACCTGCGCTAATAACAGTTGAACCGATTAAGCGTTGACCGTAGAGAATAGGAACAACAGAACCCGCCTTACTTACATTTACAGGAGAAGAAAAAGCAAAAGAGTCTTGAGTTTCTTCGGTTGGCTCAGGCGGAACAGGGGTTAACATTTGAGATACACCACCAAGAACGAGTCCAGCACCAATATAAAAAGCGGCCTTTGCTCCAAAGCCAGCAGCAGCAATACCCCCTCCACCAGCACCAAAAGTTATTGCCTGAGCACCAAAAACACCAAAAGCACCCATAGAAAGCCCTATTAACGCAGCTCCTAATAAGATGCTCCCCAAACCTCTGCCGCCTTCACCTCCTACAACTGGAACGATCTTGATGGCTGAATTGGTAGGGTAAAAATATTCTTTTGGCTCAAGTTCTACATCATCAACAATTATTTTGTAGTACCTCGGCCCCATGTGAGCTTCTAATTTAGGAAAATTAGCCATTAGACAACGAACAGCTTCGGCAGCATCAGCAACAACAGCATCAAAAACTGTAAAGCCTAAAAAGTCAGCTAACTCTCCATAAACTTTAATTTGACGTGTTTGTGCTGTAGACATACCTAACCCTCTTGCCTGTGCATTTTCGTAACCACTCTCCATAGTCTTCTATACATGAAAGTCTACCTTGAATGTGATGCAAAATCAGATTTTTTTCAGGCGAAGTAATCACACCTACATGATTTAAACCATTACCACAAACATTCATTAAAATTACATCACCTTTTTCTAAACCCTCATCAGGTTTTAACTCTTTAAAATCTAAATCTTTAAAGTAGTGTTCAAAGAATGGATTGTTTTGAAAATATTCGGGATCTTCTGGACGCTCTCTTGTTTTTAATACAATCCCAAACTCTGCATTGTAATACTCACGTACCAGCTCCCAACAATCAGCAATCTTCCAAATCCAAGGTCTACCGACCAAACTTTTTTTATAATTTTCAGGCATAAAACTATTCCATATTTCTTTTTTAGGATTACAAATAAACCATTTTAAACCTGTTCTCGCTGCTGCTATTCGATCTGCTGCACTTGGTATGGGTTCTGTATTTGGGTGTGAATGAACAACGGCTTCAATAGAATCATGTCCGTATTTATCTTCAATTCTGGCCCAATCAGCAGGGTCTAAAATAAATTGATCTTCTTGATCTTTTGCTATATTTTTACATTTTTCATATCGTAATTTACCTTTAATATTTACAAGCAATCCACATCCTTCATTTGGGTAAACTTTCTTAAAATGTTCTAATGCTTGTTGTTTCCACATTAATAAAAATTACCAACACCAGGAAATTCAGAAGGTAAGATTTGTCGTTTGGGTAAAGCAGTATTAACCATATCAATTGCAGAAGCTAATTCAAACTCACAAACATTTCTACTTTCAAGTGATTTACGTGCCACGATATAAGACTCTTGTGGAAATTCTTGTGTTACATCAGGCGTTCCGTAAGGGTTGTCACCTGTAAAATTTGAATTTGGTAAGTATTTCAATAATGTCCTTATTCTTATAACTCGCGCCCCTACTAAGTCATTGCCAGGTGTAACAGCATTAACATCAACCAAAATTGAAGAAAAAGTAGAAAATAAATTACTTACAACAAGCTTAGGTCTTGGTAATTGCCCTGTTCCGTTGTACTCAAAACCTGAAGCTTGAATAGGTAATCTTTGATATTCTTTTAATGGACTGCCCCAGTGAATTGGATCGTATGCGTTATTTCCTGTTGTTACTGCATCAGTCATACCCGTAAAATAATACGTTCCACTGTCTGAACTTGAGGGCGTTCCATGCAATGAAGAAACTAAAGTTAATTGAAATAGCTCAATAATTGAACTAGGATTAACAGCTTGTAAATCGCTTATAGGTACTGGCATTATGGCTCAAATACTTGTCTAAATGTAGCTGAAATTGTAACCCTGTTTAAATATGGAATTGATTTTCTCCACCCACCATTAACGACAAATTTATAAGCAGTTGATTCACTAGGAGGAGTCCAATCAAAAGAAGCATTGTCATTTG